CTACGAACTTCTTCTCTTACTATGAGTTGAAGTTCTGTTTGTTTTGCTTTGATTCTTTTCTCAGGACCACCAGTTGCTTGGTCAATTGCATAATTACCACCAAATATGGAACCGCCACCTATTACAGCGACGGCAGTTCCAGTACTAGCAACTTTTTGTATGTCCATTAGAATTGTACAGGTGGTTCAGGAAGAGAAGCCTGTGGTGCTTGAGGTGCGGCAAGATCATTAGTTCCTAAAGGAAGAGTATCTCCACCAAGAGATCCTCCTAATCCAGCACCACCAAGAACTGATTCCATTGCTTTCTCCTTGATGTTTTCTATGATTGCATCCCTTTGTACATAAACGTAAGCACCAGTGCCAACAACGGCAAGAGATACAACGCTAGACGCAAGAGCAAGTACATTGATAATTTTTTGCATTTTCGATAACCTAATTCGGTGTACAGTCATATTATAAAATAATCGCCCCTATTATAACACCCTTAGCAAATGAAAGGCAAAGCATCTGATAATCAGTCAAGTTAAACTTGTCCTGAATCTTTCTTGCCCATTTCTTATCCCATTCCTTGATGTTATGAGCAGTCTCTTTTATTTTACTGAATAAAAGTGTTGAAGAATCTTTTGTCATTTCTTTTTACAACAACCATATTTCTTGATAGCAGCTGCAACTATAACAACTAAAGCTACTATACCTACACCCTGATACCAATTAAGTCCTGATGGTTCTGGTTCTAGAGCTTGTTGTATTTCTGGTACAGTTTCTATTATTTCTGTTACCTTTGATGGCAATTCAACTTTAGGCAGAGGCAGTTCTGCAATAGTATGATTATGGTGCATTAGTTTACTCCTTTAAATCTGGTAATTTTTTTTCAACCCAGTGATCTGAGTTATCTATCCCTGCTGCTTTTACATACCTCATAATATGTTCATCAATTTGATGATAGACTGGATGTAAATCCAGATCCATATTAATATCATGAGCAATTTGTGATATCTGATCTGCAGAAAAACAATGGTCAGGATGCAGAAGATCGCAACAAGGTATTCTTTTTTCGATCAATTCATTGAGATTAATTCTAATCTCATAATCTCTGTATACAGGCATGATATTACATTAAGTTAAAATTTCAGGCAATCCATCTCCCTCTTCAGGTTCTAAACTACCGTGGGCTCTACGAATTTCACGTAAAGTTTCGAAGTCTTTTTGTTTTGTTCCACCATCATATGCCCAAGCATAACCTTCGTCAATCATTTGTTCGTTAAGTGAAACAAGATCTTCATTTATATATAACCATCCTAGAAGTCTACCGTACTTACCCATACCACCTACAAGTTCGGTACGAATAGTAAGTTCATCTCCATCTCCTGCAATAGTATCTTCTAACTTCTTCTTCAACCAGTTAGTAGCATCTATTCCCAGTGCCTTCTCTTCAAGGTCTCTTGTTCTCTTTTCTGGCGTATCAACTCCTGCAACTCTAACTCTTTCTTTCTTGAATAAATCAAAACCGAGATCAATGGTGACATCAATAGTATCGCCGTCAAGAACACGGTTAATCTCCGTCACTCGGAAGTTGTAGCAGGACTTCCTGCTCGGTGGGGTCATTGCTCCCATTTTGGTAATCAGTAAGTGTATTATTTATCATCTCCTCTACTGGAGTTCTCTGAATTCTTGATTCATGTTCTCTCATCTTTTGTATCCATTCACCTGCAGTGGGAAATGAATGCCCCATATGTGCTATTCTACTGTCATATAACGTAACAGTATTAGTATAAGGTATATCTTCTTCCTCCTCTGGTATAGAAACTGCAACAGGTTTCTCTAACACACCAGTATGAGGTGGACAAACAAATTCTGATCCATCCGCAGGTAGTGAACATGCTTCTGCCTTCTGTGGATTTAATACAGTAGTACCAACAATACCACCACCTGCAATACCAACAGCACTAACAATAGCACATACCTTTTCTACGGCACGTACTCTTTTAGTCAATTCAGTCACATGCCCCATCATATGATCAACTTTTGCTTCAAGAATTGCTATCTTAGTTTCTTGTGAATGTTCAGTCATAATGTTTCTTACCATCCTTTATTCTACCAGTTCCTTTCTTATCATAAAACTTAACACCTTTAGTTCTAGTATCACTACGTAATTTATCTTTTGCTACATTACCCTTCTCTTTAAACTTTTTATATGTAGGGCTATCTGGAGAATGTCCTGTCACATCAGACCCATGCATCATGCGATCTTTATCATATTGAAGTTTCTTCTGATTCTTTGCTCTATCCTCTCTATGTTTTTCAGTATCCCATTGACTGCCATACTTCTCAGGTAACACCCAAGGTTGATACTTAGTTGAATAGAAAACATCAGGAAGTAACCTAATCATTAGGATAGAAGGTGTCGTACATTAATATGTAGTATATCACAATACTAACACTAATGAGTAAGAGAGCGGTCAGTATGTTAACTGACCATACTACGTCACCCATCTTGTCACAACCAATTCAATAGAGTTATCATCCATTTCCCATTCCTCTTCAACTTGGAATCCCATTTCCTTAACAGTATTATGTACAGTCATTCTAGCATACTGTTGAGTAACCTTATCAATGAATCTTTCTGGTGGAATAGGTTGACTCCAAGTTTCAAGATCTGTAACAAGTTCATAAACACCTTCCTTGTTAAGTCTAAATCCAATGTCATCACCAACAGCAACATCAACATTCCATTGTTTGTGTTCATGATCAAGAGGATTCTCTAACTTAACATCAACATCCACATTATACTGTAGTAGTTCTAATGCTTCAATTAGTTGTGGTTTGTGTTTGATCTTGGTTTTTATCGTACTGAAGTGTGACATTTTTTTGTTGATAGTATTCTGGTTTAGTTTCTATATAGGTAACATCACCAAGTTTCTCTTCTATAGATTTAGTTATATCTTGACATTCATTACCTATAGCACCGAAAACTTCTTCCGTAACTAACCCATCTTGTCTGATAGTAAACTTAATTTTTTGTTGATTCATGTACTTCACTTTGTAAACTTGATTTTAATAGATCCTCAGCCATTTCCTTTTGTTTAAGACACAATCTGATCCATTGTTTGAAATCAGATTTCAATTCATCCATGTCATCATATTCATCAATCTCTCTTGACATCTGTTCATACATGAATTCTTTTTCGGGACTATTAAGAGAGAATTTATCAGGTTTCATTAGAACACTGGCAGGTTCATTATTATATATCAGATATCTCTCCGATAACCCAAGACTTATATCCGTGACCGTGTATTTTTAATTGAATATCTGTTGATACTTCTTCAGGAACTACTAAACAGTATCCTATACCAAGATTGAATACTCTCTTCATTTCTTCCTCTGGTATCTCACCAGCAAGTTGAATCTTCTTAAAGATGTGTGGTAGTGTCCAAGAATTATAATCAACTCTTGCAGTTAATCCATCAGGAATACAACGTGGAAGATTCTCTGGAATACCACCACCTGTGATGTGTGACATACCAAGGATAGGAAAATCTCTCAATAGATCTTTTATTAAAGGTGAATATATGTGAGTAGTATTAAGTAACTCAGGAGTATCTTTCCAATATATCTTATGTCTCCAGAGCATATCATTAATCAATGTATATCCATTACTATGAAGACCACTACTCTCTATACCAATAACTACATCACCTTTCTCAATTAACTTACCATCTATTATTTCATTCTCCTCGACAATACCAGTACAGAAACCAGCAAGATCATAATCCCTTTGTCTAAAATGTTCTGCTGTCTCTCCACCAATAAGTTCTACTTCTGCTATCTTACATCCTTCTATAATACCATCAACTATATCTTCCACTTCAGAATTTAACTTTGGTGTAGAAATATAATCTAAAAAATATAATGGTTTAGCACCACAAGTGATAACATCGTTGACACACATGGCAACTAGATCCATACCAATGGTTTTATAATCATTAGCAACTCTGCATATATTCATCTTAGTACCTACACCATCAGTACCAGAAACTAATATAGGTCTCTCGTATCCAGCAGGTACTTTAAACATACCACCAAATCCCCCTATGTGGGGTACTCTCTTTTTTAGGTTCTCAACAAAAGCATTACCAGCATCAATGTCAACACCTGCATCTTTATAGTTCATAATTAATCTGTTATTCCATATTTTGTTAGATCATACTTAGGCATCCTTAATGGTTCTACCTTTGGTTTAATTGGAAGACCGATCTTATCTTCAATTTCAGATACTAACTTCTTTAATGTTATATCATATGGTGCTGGTGCATTCTGTAAACACACTCGTAAGCACTGAAGTTCCTCATCAGTAAAGGTAAATTCATTCATTACTTAACGTGTATAACTCCTTTCATACCAGCACCAGCATGAGGATCACATTGGAAGTAGTAATCACCTGCTGTATCAAAAGTAACATCAAAAGTTTCACCAGATGTAAATGCTAGATCACTATGAGACATTTCTTGATAAGGTTCATCAAACATTACATTATGTGGAGGTAGTTCGTTGTTAACAAAGGTAACACTTTCACCAACGGCAACCGTTAGTTCACATGGTTCAAAGACTAACATGCCTCCTGAACCCATCTGTATTTCTGCAGCATATGCTTGTGCTGCTAAAGTCATTGAAAGGAATAGTGATACTACCATCACTGTTAGTCTACTCATCCACCACATGATTTCATGTTTATGTTTTGTTATTGTTGACATTATACTACTCCTTTAAACAATAGTCAATAAAATGAGGATGTTCCTTTAGATAGGAAACATCCTCTTTACTGTGTTCTATTGCTTCGTAAGCATCATCTGCGTATTCGCAAATCTCTAGATGATGCAATTGTGTGTCGTGATAACCGACTGTGTAATGAGACACGATTTATAGCCGTGGGCTCGCATATTATAACACTATTTAGACCGTACCGTAGTAAAAAATACCTATTTGTGTGTGGACTCACTGACTAGGTTAGGAACCCCATACCCTAGTCAATTGTCTGACATCTGAAACTCCAAACAATGATTTACATCTTTGTTCAGCATCCTGTCTCAGATTAGAATTACAAAGGAACTCAACCTTTTGTAACCTATTTGACTCAAGTAATATCTGAGCAGTCCATCTAATAGCTTTCATTATCTTTGGACTTAAAGGGTTTTATACGACCATAAGTCTTAAGTTCTAATTGAGTTTTAAGAAAACTAATTTCTCTTTTGAGTTTTTTGTTTTCTTTCTCTAAGAACTCACAATGTTCTTGGTAGATGATAACACTCATACTTTCAGTTCGAACGACTTAATTGTATATAATTACTTCTCTACTATACCATATATGTCAATGGTATTAGATATTTACACAGTTAATGTTCTCTTAAAGTTTGTAAGGTTCCTGATCAGTAGTAATTTTTAAAGGAGCCTGTTCAATTCTAATAGTCTGAGTGGGTCCATTAGAAGCAGATTTTGCCAACAGTTCTTCCATTTCCTTTTTAGTAACTTGACCTGCACCATTACCATTACCATTCATCTTCATAGTACCGTCACCTTTCTTACTAGCAGTTTGAATGCCAAAGCTCGCTAGCACGCCTGTAAAAACTGAGGCTATAAATGTCGGATCTATTTTCTGTTGAGGAACGCCAGGTATGGCTACGTAATTTAAAGTCAATATTCCGCCGCTCCAAACCAACACGCCGAGCCGTACAAATGTACTAATGATAGCAGCTTGCTCATCTTGATCTGGAAGAATCTTATCTTTGATCTTACCAAAGACACCTTTCTTTTCTTCTTCTTTAGTCTCTTCGACTACTTCTTCCTTTATGTCTTCAGGCATAAGAATAAGAATAACTCATTCTATTTAGAACCAAAGTAAGCTTTATAATAATCTACTATACCACTGGTAGTAGCTTGTTTCTTTGACCACTCATCAGCACATTCATATATCTTCTGATCATTTCCAAACTTTTTATATAATATTTTTACCGCTTGTTGTCTCAAACCTACTTGGTCTACAACTTGATTAAGATATTCTACAGTCATATTATTCCTAGTGAACCTGCTGTTATTCCTACACAAACAAAAAATCCAAACTCTAAAAGATCTCTAGAGCCTGGAGGTATTGAATTTAAAAGTACTTCTAATGGTATCATTGGAATACAAATGAAAATACATTAGTATATGCAGTTGCTGCTAAGATGCAGCCAAAAAGTATAAAGTGCATTTTTTTAAAACTAAGATAACTACACCGACCATTGCTAAACGACCATTAAGTCGTTCAGCGAATCGCCAGTATGGGTGAGACCAATCAATCATGTTCCTGATGGGACTGCGACTGGTTGCATTTGTCTAACACGAACTCCTTTACCTCCTTGGAAATCATCATCGTCATCATCATTGATTGCTCTCATAATGAGTTCAACCAATACTAAAGCAGCCATGGGATAAAAACACCATAGAATTGCTGTTAATGGAGATATACTATCTGATGCGGCTACTAAGTCGCCCATTTGTTTTCCTTTTCTGATAAAGTTACGAGTAAGTATTTAGTTATGTAAAATATTTGAAGTGGGTATAAGCACCTACGATAGCCCAAAATGCCATCATTGCAAACCTACCGTTTGCTCTTGTCCAAATTTCTATATTACTTGTAGTGTCCATTAGAATATGCCTGGAATGATTTGTCCTGTGAATGAGTAGGCTCCTAGTGCTGCTACTATTCCGATCATGGCCATCCAGCCATTAAACTTTTCTGCTTCGGGTGTCATTGTTTTTCTCCTTTCGTTTGATTTGTAATAGGGTTAGAAAGTAACTCGCTGTGCGAGTGGTGTAAGAGACCTTTGTATCTAAAAGATGCCAGGTATAACCATCCCAGTAAGGATGTAGTTATGGATTGCTGCAAAGAATCCAATCATCGCTAAGCGACCATTAGTTTGTTCTGCATTCTCCCAGTAATTAACGTCAAGAACTTCTACTTGAGGTTCATGAGCAAACATATTCTGTTTACCATACTCAGTAGTAGTATAACGCTTCATACTGTCTGTTGAAGTTGTCATTCGTTCATTAAGAAACGTAACAATATTATATATAAAAGATTAAATTTTGTCAAGAAACTTTACATTCGGATGTCCGAACAGTAAAAAGTAACACTTATGACACACATAATGTAAACTTATGTTAATAATTATCGACTTGTCTTTGTAAATCTTTTACCCATTCCTGTCTACCACAGAAACCATGTGCATCATGATTCCCATCAGCATGGTATCTGGTATGCATTACTTCTACCATAAAAAAGAACCCAATCATGAATGTAGGAATCATCCATAATGGATGTCCAAGAACTTCACAAAATTCTTTATAGTAATCTTCGAATTTCATAATGCTTAATAAGTGGTAGGTAGTTTCCTATCGCCTCCAATCCTGAAACTACCAAAGGGGATTGCAGCAGTCAAAGGTAGCGAACGCCTTGTGACATTATTAATTATAACATAAAAAAAGACCCCCTGCAATGCAGAGGGTCTCTTAGGGTTATCTAATTAGAGATTAGAATGTGAACTTAGCACCGATTTTAGCACCCCAGTTAACGATGTCGTCACCTGAAGAATCTTCGTCTGTGATTCCAGAAAGCTCACCATAGACTCCTAGAGAATCTGTAGCAGCAATAGAAAGTCCAGCCTTACCAGAGAACTCACCTTCAGAACCATCAGTTCCGTCTACAGCGACGAATGAAGGACCACCTTGTACGTAGTAAGCAA